GCAGCGATTCTGGCCGAGATTCAGCCTCGACCAGTGGAGATCTTAATCCCCACTCTTTCTATACCAAGTGGTCACCAGGGCTTCTTTGCGCATGCGGGTGACTCCTTTCGAGAAATCGCAGAAGAGTGGGGCCGACGTGGCTATGTGAAGTGCGAGACGTCTAGCTGCGTGAATATCTGGTTGGGCGGCATCGGGGAGACTCTCTTGTACGACCGGCCCACGAAGGAGTGGCTGATTAAGTCTCCTATGGCCGAAATGAAGTGGAAGCGGGCCCTGTTTGGAAACCCTGCGCCAAGTCAGGGGGCGCAGAGTTGGGCATTCTGGCCACGCCGCCCTCTTCTTGTCGAGGAGCTGGTGGCGCAGGGCGCTCCCCTGAAGCCCTGGGAGGCCCGTGGAAAGGTACTCGTGTTTTACGGGCGATCCGAGAACTCTGTTCAGAAGGGGCACCGCACACGAGCAGATTGGTCCACTGTCTGCGACGAATTTGTTCACCTTCAGGGGTCCGAGCCATATCCTTACACGCATAAGGAATATCTGGAGCTCCTGTCCAATGCGCAGTTTGGTCTCTGCCTGGCCGGCTACGGATTCAAGTGCCACCGAGAGATTGAGTGTATGGCCATGGGTTCAGTGCCTGTTTGTGGGCCCGATGTGGATATGGCCCACTATGCGGAGCCGCCGGTCGAAGGACTCCACTATCTGCGTGCGGTGGACCCGGCGGCTGCAAAGGCTGCGCTAGAAAAAATCACTCCTGACCGTTGGATGGTCATGTCGGTCGCATGCCGTGATTGGTGGAAGCGCAACTGTTCCATCGATGGGCTGTGGGCGCTGACACAGAAGCTGATTACGCCATAGCCTCCTTCTCAAGTCGCAGCCCAAAGCGCTTCGGTTTATTCCCATAACGCTCATCATTGTATGCGCCGATTACAGCATATAACCCATCGGGTAGTGCCGTCCCAAGCATTCTAAGTATCTCCTGCTTCAAGCAAACGATACTTAGCATCTCACCTCCCATCTTAGTTTGCTCGTACATAAGGTCTGGGCGAACCAGGGTGAATCTCGGCTTGATGCTCAGGAGCTCGTCGATCTTATTCGTCAAGAACTCGTCGAAGCGACTCAGATGTGGCGCCACGGCCTCAAAGGCTGCGTGACCGCTTGGAATGTGCTGGCGTAGCGGGGTAAGCAGCAGCTTCGTATCAGCCTTTGTCCACTGGGCCAAGAGGGTCTCCTCATACTTTGGCCATGCAGGGCTCCGTCGGCGCTGATCATGCTCAAACTTTGCCTGCTTCTCCTTCACGTAGGCATAGTAGAGATGGTTCAGATCAGGGGATGTCCAGACCATAATGGGATCCAGGTCATCTCTCTTGGACAGCTCCAGCACGGGCCAACACCACTGTCGGGTGTCCCGAGCCGCCTTGGGAAGGATGGGCGCAAAGAGCTCCAGCATTCCATACAGATTCTCCTCGGGCATCACCAGCCCATTGATGCCCTCAATATTATACGCTACACCGTCTGGCTGAAGAAGGCTGGTATAGTCTGCGATAGGAAGCGCAGGCGTGTTGCCATTGTAGTCAGAATCAATCTGCTGAAAGCAGCCGTCGAACACATAGTGAAAGAGGGCCAACTGTGTCTCGCAGTAAATGTCCAGTACACATAGTGTCTGCTGGTCAGTCAACTCATTCATGTTGTCCTGTAAGGACTCCTGCCATCCCGCACACAAATAGATGTCATAGCCAGGAAGTCGTCGCACATCAGTAACGCCGCCGTGCTTTCCATCTCCTGCCCAGAGCATCAGGCGCAGATTCTTTTTAGCCGATGGCTTGAAGTCCTTCTTCAGATCCTGGTTGTTGTTGGTATTAAAGAAGATGACGGGCATGGTTGTACGGGCTGCTTGGCCCGTGCCCGATTCAATTTTTTGGGAAGGGGTGGAAGGGGAACGTACGGAAGCTGAGATGTTCTGTAGGCTCCAATCACCTTCCATCGGTTAGGATTCACACCTGTCGGAGCCATCTCTTCTATTTCCTACAGGGGTTAAACGGTTTATACCTTTCTGTTCAGATGAAGCGCATCATTTATTGTTTTTGGACAGGAACAAATGAAATGTCTCAGCAACGAAAGGATTGTCTGACTGCGCTTCCTGGAGCAACTGGATGTGAGGTCAAATGTATCTACAAGGATGATCTTGCGCCCTATATTCTGGAGGACCACCCGCTTCATCCTGCGTTCGAGTATCTATCGGAAACACATAAAGCAGATTATCTAAGAACCTATTTTATGAATTTTCATGGAGGAGGATATACGGATATTAAGCGTCAGGGAGGTTCGTGGATCAAGGCCTTTGATGATTTGGAGGCCTCTGACGCATGGATGAATGGATATCGAGAAATCGAGACTGGGGTCGCATATCCACCTCATGCGGCATATTGGCGTGAACTGATTGGAAACTGCGCCTATATCTGTAAACCTCGGACTCCGCTTACAGAAGAGTGGTATGCTGCGATGATCGCTCTCTTAGATGCACGCCTCGAGCGCCTTCGACTGCATCCAGCGACATTTCCTCAAGATTCTGCTGACCGAAGTAGTTACCCTATCGCCTGGAATGAGATGCTGGGGCGAATCTTTCACCGTATCGCCTATAGCTACAAGGATAAACTTCTTCAAACAGTTCCTATGGTAAGCTTCTATTCCTACCGGTGAACCTACTTACAATAGAACAGGGGGTTGTTTCCATCACTATCAAATATGCGATAGTTATTCTGGCTCATGAACTCAAGGATTCGCTCCTGGCCATAGCCAAATAGTCTTGAAGAGCAGTGATTTGTCTCCACTTGGATAAGAGGTTTATGTTTCGCAATCGTGTCAGCGGCGCCCTCAAGGACGTACAGCTCAGACCCCTCAGTATCAATCTTAATAAAATCCACTGGAGCATCGTACTCGATATCATCCAGTTTTACCGTGTCAATCGAACTCTCGTTTTTAGTACATTCTTGTATGTAGTAACATCCAGAGTTTTCACCATGTTTGCGGACCATACATGTCGTGCTCTTGTTATACACTCCTTTGTTAAAGAGTGTAATGTTCTTAAGGGAGTTCAGCTTAATGTTCTCGGCAAAAAATCCATGCGAGACGGGATTTGGCTCAAAGGCGATCACATGGCTGAAGAGTCTTGAATAGGGTAGAGAAGTCGTGCCAATATGACCGCCAACATCTATACACGTATTTGTACATGTTGGGTACTGCTCAAGATACCGCTTGACAATCCCAAGTTCCCTTGGGTAAGGCTCTGATTTACCGTGATTAATGTGCCATTCAAAAATAGGGTCGTCAAGTACATAGGTGAATCCATCCCAGGTTGCCTTCATTCTGCTGTGGAAAAGCTTGATTATAATGCTGGGGGCTTGCCGCAGTTACATCCCCTCATCAGAATCCGGGAAGGAGACAATAGCATCGTCCTTGAGGCGGCCTAGATATTTGAACTTGAGGTCGTACACCTTGTCCTTGGGGCCAAGATACAGGCTGCGCCCATCAATCTCTCGCTTGGACACCTTGATTTCTCGAATCTTCTCTACAGGGACTTCTTGGGTAGGATTGGGTATGATAGCAACGGGTGGACCCACGGGTGAAGGTGGGGGCACCGCTTTAGCTTGCCGCTTCTTTACCACGGGTTGAGCTACCACAGGTTGAGCTACCACAGGTTGAGCTACCACAGGTTGAGCTACGACGGCCGCCTCGGCTTTCTTTGGACGTCCTTTTGTCTTTCGGGCCCCAGCAGGCATTACCTGCGGCTCCACAGTCTGAACCCCCTCATATGCAACAGCAGCAGCCTTCTTTGCCCTCGCCATTGTTTTCTCACTAACTGTAGACCCTGACTCTATCTTTAAACGGTACCATGCCCCATCATAGAGTCTACTCCAAAAGGGAATGGGCTCCGTCACTCGCCCCATCAAATACGACGGCAGCATTCCCTTGATAGTCGTTCCTGTAATCTCTCGAATCTTTTCCTCCGTCTTTTTCTCTTTCGCATAACACGAATCACATAAATCCCCATTCCGTGCAATAGTACTACACCGAATGGGAAGATGAAAGAGGCCCCCGCCCTCAAACTCAAGCATATAGACCTCCTTCGGCGTATCTCGGACAAGGCGCCCAAGGCATTGTGCGGCAGGCATTGTGTACTTACCAATCGCTGCCGCCAAAATAAATTTTACACCCTCGTCGCCTCACAGCTCACGTACGACAGTATGGACCAGATGCATGATTCCAAGTATCCCACAGCTTCCTCTGACTATTCCCTCTCGAATACCTTATGCAGCGTAGGAATCATTCTCTTTATTGGGTCCGCAATGAACTACTTTGCAACAGGCAATGGGGAGGATAGCATGATTATTACAGCCTACTCTTTCTTCTTCTTTCTGGGAAGCGGCCTCATCGAGATCTGCGCCTCAGACAGTGTTTAACTGTGCGAGCGCAACCATCCTAGTACAGGGCGAGAGTTCTCGCCGAAGGGTCCGTCGCCCCTGGAGTCCACCGAGGCATCCAGAAATAGGGAACATTGGTGTGAATGCCCGCTGTACCATAGGCCTGAGTATAGCACCACTTATAGTAGGCCTGCTCGGCGGTTTTTGAGCCAGGATGTTTCTGCTCCCAGTCAACCCCAAGCTTCTTAGTCGCCATCTCTTTTGCAGACTCGTACCAGGATTTGTCCCCACTTACGCCATCCGAAAAGGCCTCCTTGCGGCGCCAAAGCACCTTGGTCGGCAGCGTCCCATCGTCAAACGCCGTGCGCAGCAACCACTTCTCGCACATACCACCCGGAATCGGGCGCCGAAGCTCTGTAGGAATAGCCAATGCCGTTGCAACAAACTGCTTGTCGAGATAGGGAGTTCTCGCCTCCAGACCATTGGAGGAAATGCTACGGTCCGAGCGCAGCACATCAAACATATGGATATCCGTAAGCAGCCGCCTACACTCGTCCTCAAACGCCGCATCCGATGGCGCTGCATTAAAATAGAGATAGGAGCCAAAGACCTCATCCGAACCATCCCCGTTAAAAATCACCTTACAGTCGGATATCTCACGAATCTTTTTCGCAAGCAGATAGTTTGGTACCGACGCACGCACAGTAGTGGTATCATACGACTCAATCGCACGAATGACCTCAGGTACCGCCGCAAAGAGATCATCCGCAGTCACAAACACCTCCGTATGGATCGAGCCAATATGCTCGGCCACCATCCGTGCATGAAGTAGGTCGGAGGACTTCTCCATGCCAATACTGTAGGTGTGTAGAGGGAAGTTATCCATGGACCGCAACTCCTTGGCCACGAGCGCTGCAATCAGACTACTGTCGAGCCCTCCGCTCAGGAGGCAGCCAATATCCCGTGACGTGTTCAGCACACGCTTGTGTACAGCTGTAACGAGCGCATCCTTGATGGATGCCGCTGCGACCATCACCCCCCTATAGTAAGGCTGCTTCACAAACGGAATCATATGATAGGCCTTCGGCGCCTCCATACGAAAGTTGCCGTGACTGAGCATGTGAATCACCTGATAGTGGCCCGGTGGAAAGGCCTGAATATCCTCACAATATGGTGTCAAGGCCTTAATCTCCGACGCAAACACGGGCTTCAGCCCGTCGGATGTGCCCCTATAGAGAGGGCGGACACCATAGGGGTCCCGTGCGATAATAATCTGCTGCCGCCCCTCGTCGACAATCACCATCGCAAAAACTCCATCTAACTCCTTAAAATAGGCATCCAGAGAAATACCCGATTGACAGAACTTCTCGTACATACCCCCCAAGACCTCGCAGTCAGAACCCGTATCGGTGCGCAGCTGATGCTCCTTGGCCAGCTCCCGCCAGTTGTAAATCTCTCCGTTACAGACCCAGGTACGGTCCTCCTGTCCCATGGGCTGCATGCCGAGCTCATTGAGCCCATTAATCGCCAGACGTGTAAACCCAAAGGTGCCGTAGCCCTCGATTGTCCGCACTCGTGTGTCCTCTGGCCCTCTTGCGCCCAAGGCATGAATAGCACGCACGAGCGCATTTTTCTTTTGAACAGACACATTGCCCGTATAGAACAAGATGCCGCACATACCCCTATAGAGAATATGTGCCGTATCTTTAGATTCCATGGACTCCAGTGATATCTTGAGAAAGAAGCAGGCTCAGACCGTCTACGGATTTTACAAGGCGAACGTGTTCAATGCGAGTGGACTGAATACCGTAACGGCCCAATCGTCGCCTAACTTGACCTTTGCGAATCACGGGCTTCAAGTCGGCGATAAGATTGTCTTTGGTCGCATAGGCACTGGCTTTGTATGGAGTTCAACTCCTGCGCTCAACACCATCTATTACATTGTCGCAGTCACCGCAAATACATTCCAGTTTTCAGCGACCTCGGGTGGAAGCGCAATCACTTGGTCCGGAACTATTACGGCATTTCCCACCTTTTACGGGCCCACGGCCTGTGTTACAAACTCTCTGGCCTGTACCAGTCTTCAGGGGTGCGTAACACGATTCCCTTCCTATGAAGAGCGCCAACAGTTCATAACAGGCTCTCAAGAGTGTAACTCCTGCTCGAATATTGGCTGCGGCTGCGGGAAGTAATCTAAACGAGTCCGACGACACCTCTATAGAATGTCAAATCTTCTGGATGGTCTCGGTTTTGTTGAGTTGCTCGATACGTTTGGTGACGACCTCACCGTTGTAAATGCTGCCCGTGTGAGTTTCGCCAAGGAATCCACCACGCTCGAGCCGAAGGATGAAAAGCTGATCAAGTATCTTGCGGATCACAACCATATTACTCCTTTTTTCCATCCACAGCTCCGGTTTCGGCTAAAGATGCCTATCTATGTGGCCCGGGAGTGGTTTCGCCACACGATTGGCTTTGCGCGCAATGAGGTGAGTCGCCGATATGTTGATGAGACCCCGGAATGCTATTTGCCACCCCCAGAGTCGCTGAGGGAGCGGGACACGAACAAGAAGCAGGGGTCCAAGCCGACACCGATTCAGAATGCAGCAGGGGTCCATCAGATACTCAAGACTTTTCAGGAGCAGGCTATTGCGACATACGAGACTCTTCTGGAGCAAAAGGTGGCTCCCGAAGTCGCACGTGGTGTTCTCCCCCAGTCCATGTATACGGAGTTTATTGAGACAGGGAGTCTTTCCGCCTATGCGAGGCTGTGCGGGCTTCGTCTAGATCCGCAGGCGCAGGCCGAGATTCAGGTGTATGCTGCGGCCGTATCGAAGCTGATTGAGGCCCGCTTTCCCGTCTCTTGGCGGGCCCTAATCCACGAGACTGCGGAATAGGATTCTCCAGTACTCTCGGAGAAGCACCGGATGGAAGGGGAGGCCGGAAGGAATATCAAAGCCCCTGTCGAGGTCACTCGGGCTATCAATCGTCAGTAGCGGCATAGAGGGATACTGGCGAAGAAGAAGTTGGGTATGTGCATTATCCTGTACGATAGGCCACACACCCTTTGCGATACATTCCCACACACGGTGCGTATCAATCCCATTTCCCCGGGGACATAGCATAGCCCTGCAGTCCGTCAAGAACTCCAGATACTCCTCCTTTGGCATCTGGGGAGCCCGGAACAGCCGAGGCGTGCTCACTGGCTCGTCACGCCACTCTTGCCGAATCTCGTGGGTGAGACCCCAGTGCGGCAGACAAATCGCAATAGAGCGGTTCACGGCCCGGGACACCGTGATAGGCGGGTCCACCTCCACCGAACCGCCACGCCAAATACGGTTCTCTTCCCCAATCGGCACGCAGCGAATGCGGGGATGCCAGCGCAGGGCGTTTTCGGCCCAGACATGAACCTTTGGATTTGACTCTAAGAACTCCGCAATAAGGGTATAATCGACACAGAAATCGCTATTATGAAAGATAATGAGCCGGAGGTTAGGCCAGATCCGGGAAAAGACATGACGTGCCGTACAACTGTCGCCCATCGGATAGATAAAGAGACTTCGAGCCTCAAACGTCTCTGGATCCCAGTCCTCCTCAATAAGCCGTTGCCGTTCGACGGGACAGCCGGCATCAACCCAAACATGTTTCTCTGTAGCCTTGTCCCGATTCAAGACGGTATAGTCGCACAGCGATTGGAGGAACTCTCCTGTCACCGGAAGCACGGGGCCCTCCGGAATCGCCAGGCGCTCAATATCATAGTCCCCTGGAGGGCCTAAAGGAATCCACTCGAACTCCGGGGCGAACGCTTCAAGCAGCAGCAGGTAGTTTTCCTCTGCTGCGCAGGAGGGGCGTGGGCACCGGAGAGGTGTTCCCGGTGCTGCACGAAGCTGGGCTAGAAGAGTTGCGGGATCTGTTTGAAAGGAGAACTCGATCATCTAAACACTGTACTCGAATACCTTTAGAATGTCAACTCAAAAGCCAAAGGAGGAGCGTCTGAACGAGACTCTTCGGTTGCTGAAAGGGCTGAAGGCGAATGGCCTGGCCGAGGGGGATGGGTCCTATGTCGCAATCAAGGGCCTCCTGACCCATTGGGTCGAGAACGGCGAAGCCGTGGATACAACCATTGACCTCTTCCGACAGAATCGGATTGCGCATATCTCATTGCCGAAGGGGGCCGATAGGCCTGCGACGATTGCGTTGAAAGTGATTCAGGAGAACGATTTGGATTAGCGTTGGCGCCTATAGCCAAGTCTCTCTACCTTCTTCAGAATGGCCTCCACTCGTGCTGGCCTGAAAATAGAAGGTGGCCTCTATGAAGCGATTGCTCGTGGAAATAAGGACACCTTCTTTTTTGACCAGGACCCGGAGAAGGCAATCAATCCGTTTGAGAATCGGTATGATCGGATTCCTCCGAATCTTCAAGAACTTCGCCGGATTCCTCCCCTCAACGGAGCCGAGTTCGGCCGGAGCTGCGAGTTCGAGTTTGAGACGGCTGGAGACATTTTTCTCCGCCCGACAGTTGTTATTGATCTCCCTTCCTGGTATCCGCCCTCCGCCACTGCTCTGAATCCTTCCTTGCTCTTTACGGAACAGGGTACAGGGAACACCTACGGCTATACGAACGGCGTGGGATATTTCTTGTTCAAGAAGATTCAGATTTTCCAGGACAAGTTGCTCCTTCAGGAACTCACTGGGGACTCCCTGTTTGCGCTAAGAGCATCCCGAGGATCCCTTAACTCTGCCTATATGGAAAATGCGCTCGCAGGATTTCATGACGGTACGGCAGCCTCGATTGCGGCCAATGCGACTCCCTCCCGCATTCGTCTTGAGCTTCCCTTTCTCGGAGGGCATAATGGCTTCCCAAGCATTGCGATGCGCAAGCAGACCTTTAAACTGCGCCTGGAGTTACGGCCGCTTGAGCAGCTGATTGAGTATTCTGACCCGGCGGCCACGGTTGCGCCGAAGCCCTGGGGCACCACCTTTGTACATATGAGCTATGTCGGTCAAACGCTTGGGTTGACATCAATCTCCTCATCAGTTAGATTTGGAGCTAACAAAGAACCATACTTTATATATATTACAACAGGATTAACAACTATACCTATCGGAGTTCCTGCACAGATTATTAACTCTACGGATGCAACAAACTCCTATTATGCGAAAGTAATGTCCTACGCTCCTGTATCTGGTCTGTTAGAACTATCACCTGTTGCGACGAATATTCAGGGAATCTTTGATGGAACCCCGACACTCTACAACGTTATTGCACAGGTAGAAAGCTTTACGGCGCTCCAGCGGACCCAGATGGCCTCCCCTACGCTTCAGCTGGAGACACGGCACACCTATGTCGACGGTGAGACGCAGCTTGCGCTGCGATCCACGACGCTGGAAATCCCCTATTCCCGCCCCTATGAAAATACATATGTGATTAGCCCTGCTGAGTATGCGCCGATTGTGAAAGGGGTTGCGGCGTATGTGACACGGAGGGTAGATGCGCAGCATCCGGCTTCCCGACTCCTGTGGTATTCGAGATCGCAGAATGATTTGCGGGCCAATAGGCGGTGGAAATTCATGAACAGCATGGGTGATAATGAATATTATGCGGCACAATCGCTGATTATTGCGTCGAGAGACAGGGAGACGTTGTTTACACCCTATGTGTGGAATCTCTTGACGCATCATGCAAAAGAGGATAGAGATCCAGGCTATGGCATTGGGGAAATGTCATGGGATCTCGGAGATATTCGAGGGCGCAGGGCCCCCTGGGATCGGCAACCTGAAGGGACGATTAACTTTACTACAGCGGATCGGCCAACTCTCTATACATCGCTGAGCCTCGCTCCGAATGATACGATTCTTGGGACACCATCAACAGAAATGACCGCAGTGGTTGATACATGGGGCCTGTATTCGATTGAACAGGATCGGGGTGTCTTGAAATATGGAAACTAATGCGCATAAAGCCGATACTCTTAAAAGAGTATGAGTGGCAGCAGTAGCCCAACCTTTACAGATGCACAGTACCAGGCGGCGGCCGCCCAGTATATAGCATCCGGCAGTTATCCGTCCTCGTGGGCAACTATGATTCAGGGATTGAATACAGGTGGTTCTGTTGCAGCGCCAACAACGGCGGATACCCGGTATCAACAGGCCACCGCTGCTGCGCAGGCCGCCCAGGCAGCCTATCTGTCTCAGATGAGGCAACCTACAGCTGCTTCAAGGGCTCCAAACTGGATGGTGAATGCGAACTCCGCAGGCCAAGTGTTCTATACGGACACTGTTTCTGGTCAAGTGATTCCTGTACCGAACTGGATGCGATCGGGCTCGGTGTTCACAAACTCTGCGACAGGGCAGCAAACGGCCACGCCGCCACCGTTTCCCTCACAGAGCGTCGCACAGGCCCCGGTTCAGAGCGCCACACCCACGCTGAATGATGTGAGCAACTATCTTTCCAAGCTGCTTAGCGGGTCTAGTTCCCCTGCCAAGCTTACCTATGCGCAGCTTGCTGCACAAGGAGCTGGGTCTGCGAATGCGCAGTGGCTCTCGGGGATTCGCCCCTATCTCGCAGGAAGTAGCTCTGTAAATCCTCTTGGACCATATTTACTTCCTGGAACTGGTTCTGTCCCTGGTTCCTCTAGGTACGGATCCGCTCCAAGTCCTCCCGTTCAACGGTACCCTTCAACAACTGGATCTGGATCTCTCGATCCAAAAGCGACGAGTACAGATTGGATGTTTCGAGGGCAGGGTTCCGGCGTAAATACTCCTATTACAAGCGATGAAGCCAAGGGGGTTAAGAAATCCAGCGATATTGATGCTATCACGTATTCTGCATCGATTAATGATGAGCCGAAGGCAAATGGGCCTATTACAACTCTACTTGACCTTGTGAACCGTGACCAGCAGGAAAATGATCTCTTTCCTCTTCGGACAGAAATCACATGGTTTGCGCGTAACACTGAGCGGCGTCTGATTCCCTTCACCCCCAGTGTTCAAGAAATCGCCCTACGTGGTCCTGGGGCCTTTGGTCAGCGGTTCACCTTTGATCTCGGGTCCATTGTGGTAGGTGATCTTCTTCTTGGAGCTGCGCTTCAGATTCAGCTGGACCATTGGCTTGATGCGCAGTCCCGTAATATGTATCTTGCGGAAAAACTCCAGTATAGCTCGCAGGAGCGCCCCACAGCTTGGGAATACGCCAATAGTCTTGGAACATCGATTATTCAGCAAGCTGAGCTCGAAATAGATGGCAAGACGATTGAGACGATTGACGGCGATTTTATTCATGTCTTCTCGGCGCTGTTTCCTGAATATAATACGCAGGTGGGAATCGCCTATGACCATCTTGGACAAGTCTCGATAAAGCGGTTAACTGACCTCCATCGTAGACCGACGATTTATCCGATTGAAAATGGCAATCTCAACTGTGTTCTTCCCTTCTTTTTCATGCGCACTCGACTAACAGAGGCCCTTCCAATGATTGCGATTCGTGAGGGCCATGTCAAGATTAATATTACGCTGAGACCCTTCTCGGAATGTGTGCGGCAAATGCGTGGATTCCGTGACACCTGTACATCGGTTCCACCCCCGACACCCATACCGTTTATTCCACAGGGATCAAAGTGGATCTATGATCCAAAGACTCAGGCGGGATCCTGGGATGTGCCAGCGCAGTACAGTTTTACTATTGTGTTAGAGGGGGAAACATATAACTGGAACTTTGCTGCGGCGACTGGGCGAGGAAACTGGGTGACTCCCCCACCGAAGAGTTCCTTTAGTCTTGCGAGCTCATATAACTGGAGAGCAGCTACCTCTAGCTGGAACCCTTCCGAACCCCCCTTTAATATTGCATGGCCAGAAGGAACAGACTGGTATTATTGGGATGAAGAACCGGCCACCTGGAGGAGCGGTGGTCTGTTCAAGGGGGAGCCAACCTTCGACCTCACGTATGGCAGTACGGTATGGGAATCAAAGGTGGGAGATTGGAGCGTAGCTGCACCCCCCTTTAAAGGAGTTCAGCTTCTTGCCTATGGTGCGATAGTGGATGGGACTCTTCGTACTAAGATGCTGAGGGACCCGTTTGAGATTCTCCATCGACAGGTCCAGACATTTTCCTTTGATGAGCCACTGAAATACGCTGTAGGGAAGCGAGCAGATTCCGATAGTATTCGTATCCAGCTTCCCTTGGAGGCAAATCATCCGATTGAAGAGATTCTGTGGTTTGTTCGACGAAAGGGGACCTCTATCAACAACGAATGGACAAACTATAGTAGCCTGGTTGAGTCTGAATGGGGAACACGGGCTCCTACCCCCCTTCTACAGAATGCCATCCTACAAGTGAATGGCACAGTCATCTGTGATGCGGAGGAACAGTTCTATCGGGAACAGGCTGCGTTTGCGCACAGGGGCGGCTTCGCCGCCTTCTCAAGATTTATCTATGGATACTCTTTTGCTAAGACGCCGGGTGAACATCAACCGAGCGGCTCATTAAATGCGAGTCGTATTAACTCTCTTCGTCTTGTACTCGACGTCAAGCCACCCGGTGGCGACTTATGGGAAGTAAAAGTCTTCTGTATTGGGCTGAACTGGCTGCGGTTCGAGAATGGTCTCGCAAATCCCATGTTCGAGGACTAAGCAAAATTGAGGCCGTGGACTGCGCCAAAGTAGGCACTACAATCATGTCTGATACTCCAGTTAATCCTCCTATTGCCGATGTCGCCCAACCTCTTTCTCGCACAACCTCTATTGCTACACAGGTCGCTCCAGAGGAGTTGGGTGCTGTCAGCAGAATGAGTAGTGTCGCAGAGGGGGAGCTCGACACTGATTCGGAGCAGGAGGAGCAGGAGCAGGAGCAGGAGCAGGAGGAGGAGCAGGAGCAGGAGCAGGAGGAGGAGCAGGAGCAGGAGCAGGAGGAGGAGCAGGAGCAGG